CCGCCACCAAAAGCTCCAGCCGCAACAGCTTGAGCAGATAATGCAGGTAAACCTTTTGCAGCTTGTACGTCAAATTCTTGTAATGTTGTATCAATAACATCTTGTTGATACGGAGACATGTAAGATTGATAAGCTGTAGGGCCTCTTAAATTTTGTGCTTGTGTTAAGAAAGGTTGAAAGCTACCTAAACCAGATGCTAATCCCTCTGCTTGTGTTGTTAATGCACCAGGTCCAGCAACAAACTGTGGACCCATAATTGTAGAAAGATCTGTGGTTTTAAAACCGCCAATTGCTTTTGTTAGATCGTCTAAGTATGTTTTTGCACCAGCTTCAATAAACTCTGCCGGGGCTGTTCTTACTACTTCAGCCATTATACTCTTCCTCCTGCTTCTAATTTTTTCATCATGTCATACATCCTTTGTGCGCCTACGTTGACATTACCA